CACCGAGGGTGCCTCACCGGCGGCGAAATTGACCGCTGAGACATCGAGCCGGTCTTCCGCGAAGCGCACTGGCACGTCGAAGCGGAAGCCCGCGCGCACCTCGGCTCCGGCAGGCGGGGCGGCAGCGAGGCGCAGCATGCCTCTCTCGGCGAGTGTCCAGGCGGTGGTGGCAACGCCGCCCACGCTGACCACCAGCGTTTCGGCCCGCGGGCGGGTGATGGCGCGAACCTGCGGTTCGGTGCCGCCGCCGTAGAGCTTCACGAGTTGGAAGTCCGACCGCACGCCGTCGCCGACCCCAAGCAACTGGTCGAGGCGGGTGGGCGTGCCCACCATGCCGTTGGTGCTGTTGTCGAACGGATCCATCAGCCGGAAGCCGCGCGCCGGGCCTCGCCGCGCGCGGAAAAAGGCGATGAGTTCGGCCAGCTCGGTCTCGGAGCGGATGCCGGGGCCGACATCGAAGTGCAGCCGTGCGTCCGACCACAGCGCATTGCGCCGTTCATGGCCTGACGCTGTCACCGCGATCGACGTCGAGAACTCGGGGGCGACCGATGCGCTGCGCCCCAGCGCGAAGGGGTAGAGCACGTCGTCGAAGGGATCCATGGCTTGCTCCGGAGGAGAGGCGAGGCGGGTGTATCCGTCGCGGTTAACCTGTGGCAGCGCCCAGACATATCTCCGGGCGATGCCGCGGGCGGTGGCTTCGTCGAGCCCGGCATCGATACGCGCCCAGAAGGCCTCCGCATCGGCGGGGTCGAGCACGAAGCCGGCGAGATAGTCCTGATTCGCGAGCGGATAGCCGAGCCGTTGGTCGACAAGGGCATAGCCCGCGCGGCGCGCAGCGTCGGCCCCGGCGGTGAGCCAGTCGTAATCTTCGAGCTGCAAGCGGTCGAAGGCAGGATAGGCCCATCCGAGCGGAAGGTTCGCGCGGTAGAGTTCGGGCGTTTCGGCGGCGAGGATGCTTGGGGTGAAGGCGAGCAGCAGCACCTCGGCCTCGCCCTGCGCCGCGGCGCGCACTGCGGAGGTCAGGGCAGCGGTCGACTGGGCGAGCAGCGCGCCCGCATCATCGAGTAGTGCCTTCTGGGCCGCGGTGAGAGGCGCGGCCATGTCGGTAATGACCGGAGGGTTACCTCCTAGCGCCTCCTTCGCCAAATCATCGTAAAGACAGATTTCACGTCCGGGCGTCACCCACCACCACGGTTCACCGATCTGGAAGCGCACTGGCTGACCTGCTTCCTTCATCAGCGCAACGAACCGACGCGCGACGTCGGCCAGCCAACCCATTGCCGTTGGGTTTGCGGGGGAGAGCAATGTCGAAGGAGGCACCCACCCCGTTAGTGCGGGCGCCCCGCTAGGCGTGCGCTGCTTCCATTCAGCCGGGCAATAGGCATCGAACAGTTCGTAGGAGAGCGAGGCGATGACTTCGAGCTCTGCGGCCTCGGCAAGTGCGAAGAAGTTCGCGTGCCACCGTACCGCTGGGGTGCAGAGCGCGCCGTCTGCCACAGCCGTGAGCGTGCCATCCGGCTGTCGTCCGAGCCGCATGAAGTGGCTCATCCCGACGTAATGGACCAGATCCTCACGATACCCCAGCCCGGTCACCGCGCGCAGGAGGCGGGCGGGGGTCTGGTTGTAGGCGTCGTCATAGGCGGTCGCCATGCGCTCGCCATGCGGTAGCACCAGCACGTCGCCCAGTTCGATCATCGCTCGCGCCCCGTCGGCGCGGATTTCCGACATGGTCACCGAGCCCTCGAAGCGCAGCGGGAGTGGCGCGCTGCTGCCACTGGAAAAGCCCGGAGCAACCAACGAGATGAACATGCGGTCGATATCGCCGGCGTGGATAGGCTCGCCGGGCAAGCCGAAGCCGCTCTCCAGCGCCGAAAAGGGCAGGGTGATGCGGGCATCGGTTGGCGTGCCGACGGCATAGTTCCACAGCCTGACATACCAGATGCGCGGACTGCCTGATGCATCGCGCCCCTCGATCGTCAGCGTCGGCCCGTTCGGCTGGTCAAGCCCGATGATGCCCTGCGACTGCCAGCGAAACTTGAGCGTCGTGTGACGGTAGTCGCGGTCGGTGCGGTAGGCGAGCAACGGGTGATCGAGGGTGTCTACACTGTCCCAGATCAGCCCGACAAGTTCACCCGCATGGTGCAGCTCGACGTCGACACGCAAGGCATCTGGGGCGATTGCGACCACTGATGCCATCGCGGGTCGCGGGAAGTTGACGGTCCAGAAGCGCGGATCGAAGCGCTGTATGAAGGTGGATTGCTGCGCGCGGGCCTCGCGGGCGAGCCAGAATGCCATCGAGGGTTCCCCTGTTCAGGATTGTTGCAGGGCGCGGCGCACGGCGCTGGCGATCTGGCGAGAGGAACGCTGCATCGCGGTCGGCGCGGCCTGACCACGCGGTACGGCGAGCTGGATCGCGACCCGGATGTCCCGGCTCGGCGTACTCCCGGGACCGGCCTCGACCCTCCCGGCGCCGGTCGGCACGAACACCTCGGGTCCGCGCTCTCCGACAAGATAGGCGCGTCCCGGTGCGACGGGTCCTCCGGTAGCGCGCCCGGGCAGTCCGAAGAGCGCACCGATCGACTGGCCGATGAGGCCGCCAAGACCACCGCTTCCCTGTCCTCCGCCGAGTGCCCCGCCGAGGCTCATCTGAAGTGCATTGGCAGCTATCTCCGAGAGGGCGCTGAGCGCGACACGCTTCAGATCCTCGAAGCCGAGGCTGCCGCGCCTGAGCGCTCCGAGCAGTCCTCGCTCAAGGACATTGCCCGCCCGGCCAAAGCCATCGAGCAGCGACGTGTCGAGCGAGCGACGCATCGTTTCGAGATCGCCGGCAAAGCCCTCGGTCCGTGCCCGCACGTCGATCACCAGTTCCTCGAAGTTGTCAGTCATGGGTATCGCGCTCCATCATGCGGGCGATCATGTCGCGGGTAGGCGGGTGGGCGGCGGCAAGGTCGTCGAGTGGGGCAAGGGCCATCGCCAGTTCGGCCGGGGTGGCGCTCCAGAACTCGGCCGGGCGCCAGCCCAGCACCTGCGCGGCAAGGGCGCCGCAGCGGGTCGCTGCCTCGGCAAAGGTGGCGCTCATCCCTCGCCCTGAAGCACCTGGGCGAGAACGCTGCGCACCGGCGCGGTCGCGCCGATAAGGCCCATCGCAAGCACTGCCTGCCCGACCGCGGTGCGCTCAGGGCGCTGCTCGGCGGGCAGGCAATGCCACAGCAGCGCCGTCATCTCGGTCAACGTCAGCGCGCCCGCTGCGGCGCGCTCAACAAGGGTGAAGAGGGAGCCCAGTTCCGCCTCGGCAAGCACCAGGTTCTCGAAGCTCGGGCGCAGCACATGGGTAACTCCTGCCACCGTCAGTGATGCCTCGCCGCGTAGAGTGTTGTGCACCACGCGGTTCACGCCGCGACCACCGGACCGGAGCTTTCGAGCTGGAGTGTGTAGCTGCGCTCCCCGTTGAAATCCCCGGCATAATCGAGCCGCTGAACGAGAAACTTGCCGCGCAGCTTCGCCCCGTCCTCGAAGGACAATTCGTAGTCGTCGAGCACTCCGTCGAGCGCACGGGTGCGTACCGTGTTTTCGGCTGTGCTGCCAAGGAAGATTCCCGCCGCGCTGACCGAAACCGACCGTGTGCCCGCACCCGACAGCAAATCGCGCCAGCCGCCCGATTGCTTGTGGGTGACGACCACAGTGTCGCCGTTGATCGACATCTGCGTGGTCCTGAGCCCCGCGATCGTCTGGTAAACAGGGGGCGTCGCCCCGTTGGTGATCTTGAGCAGGAAGGCGGCGCCTGATTGTGCGGGCATGGGGCTACTCCGTCAGAGGTTCGAGAATGCGAAAGCGGTATTCGAGCAGCGCGCCGCGCCGGTTGTCGCGCCGCGCCTCGCTGCGCGAACGCAGAAAGCGGATCGAGGCGAGCTCGAATCCGGGGTGGAACGGCGGCAGGTCGAGAACGCGGCGTTCTATCGCCGAGAGCGATGGTCCGTCGGCAGCGGTGCCATCGGTGCGGCTTTCGAGCTCAAGGGCTATCCGGATCTCGCGCCCTGCGCGGTCCTTGGTGCCCCAGTCCACGCCCGCGCTTGCTGCGATGCCGAGCCATGGGGGAGTTACGCTGAGCGGGGCCTCCTCTTCGATGGCGTTGATTCCTGTCAGCGCCGGGTCGGCTCTCAGCCAGGCGATCAGCGCGGCGCGCAGGTCATTTTCCATCGCGGGGGTCTCCAAACAGGTCGGGCCAGAGCGCAGCGGCCTTGTGCCAATCAGTGCGCTGCGGCCGGCGGCGCCGGTTGCGGGCACGACCCGCGACCAGCCGTGCGGCGTGCAGCCGCAGGCGCTGGACCAGCACCTCGACGCGGGCCGAGGCGCGGATCATCCGAGCCGCACCTCGCGCCAAGGCC